CCTTTTTCTTCATTTTGGGAGGAATCTAATGGTTTTTCATATATTGCTTTTGCGACTGATGGCTTGAATTGAGTGGCCGTATAAGTACCTAATCGAAAAGATTCTCTAAAAGTTTGTTCATCAAGATTCTTATTCATCATTACAGTAGGTCGCCAAAATATCCAATTCATACTTCGTAATGATTCCTCACTTTTCCATATATCATGAGGAGATTTAGATGAATTAGAACCGCATCTCATTCTATTTTCTTGATGAAAATAATCACTTACATCATTGTAAGTATGAGATTTATCAATAACACCTAATGGATTATCAGAGTATTTATATTTGTAATCATATCTCTCTTTTACAACATCAAAAGTTTTATATTCTTCCAGCATACTATTATTACAGAATCTAAAAAATAAATCTATTAATCTTTTTTCTGGAATTTTTTTGATAGGAAAAGGAACATCATTAGACACAATATAATTGGCCAATGATTCTCTTATATCTTCTTTTTTATATTTTTCTTTAAATACTTTCCAATTTTTTGAAGAAACATAAGGAATGTTTCTATTATCAGAATTGATTAAAAAGTATTTAACAATATCATCTCTAATCATTAGACGAAAAAATTATCGATTGTATTTTTTCTTTCATATTCCCAACCGACACATTTTAATATTGCTTTGAGAGGTTCTAGAAAAGATTTTTCGAATTGCATATCATAATCAATAAACTCATGTAAACCAAACTCGTTCGGTAGAACTGTACCCATACTGATAACCGTATCACCAGTAGGATTAGGTGTCTTCAAATATGAAAATTTTATCTTTTCACCTTCTTGTATCAACTGATGCACATTAGTTAACTTATTCTTTTTAAGAAGTTCATTATGAATGATAGTACCTTTTACATGAATAGGAGTACCTTTCTTATATAATTGAACACTATCAGAATATTTTGCAATACCCTTGACTGACCTAGGAAAAGCAACATCTTCTGGTTGAAGTGTTTCAAAATTATTTCTGAAATTCTCGACAAAAGAAATCATCTCATCTTCCGTACCATTCATCAAAATATGAAATGCCTCCGTCAGTTTATCTCTACAAATAGCAGGAGTAGAAGATTTTACTGACTCAATACCCATAACTTTTAGTTTAGGTTTCGCATACTGCACGCCTTCACTATTATGAACATTCATAATGTAATGTTTCTTGCCAGTCCAAACTGCTTTATCAGCAAGAACTTCTCTTTTCATGTTCATTTTTTGCTGATAAGCATTCATATAATCTTTAAGATTTTCATACGATTTACTGATACAATCTTGAAGTTTTGAATCACAAACTTTATCTAAAAATTTAATTATTTTTTCTTTGTCGGTCTCGTCTTCAAAAACAGTTTTTACTAAATCATCAAGACACACATAAATTGAATCAGTATCGGCGGCAATGACATAATCTTTATCTTCTGTTTTGAGAATTTTATTCAAATATAGATTAACATCTCGTTCAACCCAACGAATGGAAAGTTGACCGCCAGTAGTAATAGCCTCTGCTTGTCTTATATCATAAAATCTAAAATACTGATTACCCAAAGCACCATAAGCAGAATTCAATTGAATTTTTCTAGCCATCTGCATGTTATTCAAACGTGATACTTCATTATCATATTCTACTTTTTTAGACGGGTCTTTTTCATTCTCATAATGTTGTTTAGCAATCAACATGTTTTTCTTAAAGACCTTTCTCTCAGCATACATTCTTTCCATCATTTTTGGAAGAAAACCTTGAACATCTTTCTTAAAATGAAAACCGTTTGCGGCCAAACACATACCTTGAGCCTTGACATATTTTGTATCGACTTCTTGGTCTAATAGAGAGTCTACTGATACAGATTTAGGCGGATAGTCAGTAACAACTGTCTCAGGAGAAATGTTGTATTGCATAATCAAATGAGGATACAGACTGTCCAAATCAAAACTAGCAACCCACTCATACATGCCAGGAACAGGCTCTTTTACAAAAGCACCTTGATATGGTTCGTTTTTAATTCTATCTTGTTTAGGGGGAAGAACTATATTTTTTTCTCTCAATTCATTGTATATCAAAGTGTCCCACATACGAACTTGAGTAAATACATCTGTATAATTCACTTTAGCGTCATAGGCCAGAACAATAGACATCTCAATCAGTTTCATCTTGTTCTCAAGTCTGTTAACTATTTCAACGTCTTTAATATTATAATCAATGAATTTTTGATAATCTTCTTTCCATAAATTGTGAAGAGAACCAAATTCAGAATAATCAAGTTTACGTTCACCTAGTTCGACATGGCCTATGTGGTCTAGTCTATAGTTTTCTCTTTGAGTATGCGTAAATTTGCGATAGAGGTCAAGATAATCAAGAGTAGCAACACCCATGACTTCAAAGGCTTGTTGCTCTCTGGTACCACCAAAACCTGCTTGATTAACCGTTCTTTCACTCACAAAGCCCCAAGGAGAAAGTCCAGAACAAAATCTTTCATCAAACAATCTGGTCATTCTATTGACAAGGTAAGGTATGTCAAAAAACTTTACGTTCCAACCAGTAATAATGTCGATATCTTGTTTGGACCAAAAAGAAATAAATTCTGTCAACAAATGTAATTCGTCACTGCACTTATAGTAAATCACATTGTCATCGTGTACTTTATATTCACCAGCACCAAATACGTGAAATATATCTTTCAACTTGACAGTAATGGCCGTAACTGGTTCGCTTGCTCTTTGAGGGTCAGGAAAACCATTTTCAGAACCAGTTTCGATATCAATATTTGCTACAATAATTTTACTCAAGTCATAAGGAACTGTACCTTCAAAATTATCAGATATAAAACAATAGTGATAATTAGTATTACCATAGATAGAAAAATTTTCTACACCATCATATTTTTTTATGAATTCTCTGGCCTCTTTGATAGAGCCACATTCCATAGGAGCAACATAATCTCCATCGAGAGTCGTGAATTCTGTAGGTTTTGGTGAAGGTACGTATAAGGTAGGATTGTAGTCTAATTTTGATTTGAAGTGTTTGCCGTTTTTATCAATTCCACGGTAATGAATCTTACCGCCCCAATTTTGAACATTAGTGTAAAAAGTCATGTAGTGTATTTTGTATATCTATATTGATAAGGACTCCCCATTTCATCTAGTTTATCATAGCACAATAGAATGTGATTGTCAATCCAGGTTCTTTTGGATTGAAAAGCACCTAATAAGAATAAAATTTGTAAATATATTTTCCAGAGTAGAGGTCTCATGGCTTCCAAGGAAGATATTTTCCTTTTGTTTTTTTATTAATGATTAAACCGTTTTTACGATTAGTACCATCTTTTTTATATGAGCAATGGACCCACCCACTATTTGGGTCCGAAGGGTCATGAAATTCAAGAATAATTTGGTCAAATTCTAGATTTTTATAAACCCATTTTGCCAATTCTGAATTAGACAAACCAATAATTTCGAAATCGGCGGCTTCTCCTTTACAATGTTGAGAAGTGGATTTGGAACCTATTGCTTTGTTCAACTCAGGACCTCGATATCCAGAATTAATAGTAACTACTCTTCCAAAATGAGTTCTGACTGGTTGCAAAATATTACAACAAAGATTTGTGAGGTTAACGATTATCTCATCGTTTTTTGGCGTGTTATCAATTCCAAGTCGAGTAGCAGTTGATGATTTAATTAATTCTGCTAATGAAAAATTTTGTGTTATTTTCACAATGACCCCCAAATAAAAAAAGGCGGTCGAAATTTTCGACCGCCTCTAAAGTTATACTACTTTATGTTCGACTGTTTTCACTCCATCGTGAATATCAATTTTGCGAGGTCTTTTTTCCTCTGGTACAACTCGCTCTAAATCAATTTTAAGCAAGCCATTAAATAAGTCCGCACCCTTCACAATAACGTCATCCGCTAAGTTAAACCTTCGGGTAAAGACTCGCTTGGCGATTCCATGATGTAGGTAACTATCACTTTCATTATCTTTGCGTGGCACTGATTTTATTGTAAGTGTGCCATCTGCGAGTTCTATGTCTAGGTCGTCTTTTGTAAATCCCGCAAGGGCAAGTTCGATTACGTAACTGTAATCGTCAATTTTGCGAATATTATAAGGAGGATAACCCCCATTGGCATTCGCAGGAAAAGCATCATCAAAAAGACGGTTGAAAAAAGAATCAAACCCTACACTTGTTGAGAGTTGGCGATTGAGTTCTTCTATTGTTTTTGGTACTAAATACATAACATCTCCTATATTAGCGAGATTAATAAAAAATCCTCTGCACTAAGCCAGAGGGTTGTTGCTATATTGCAACATGGTGAGACACACCTTGTGTCATCTCTTTTTACTCTATTTATATTATATATCCTTTTTTAATTTTTGTCAAGCGTCAGGTTCCTGTAGACCCAAACCCTCCATCTCTTTCTGTCTTCTGTTCAGGTCTTTTATTAATTCGACCAATAGCATAATGTTCTGTTCTTCTCATTTCTGCTTGAGCAATTCTGTCACCATGCTCGACCAAAATTGTATCATGTGAAATATTTATCATTATACAATTGCATTCTTCTACATAATCTTCATCAATTATACCGACATTATTTGCAGTAATCAATCCTTTTTTTAAAGCATTACCAGAACGAGGATGAACTTTAACATAATAACCAGAAGGTATATCAAATATCATACCAGTAGGTATTAGGTACCTCCACTTAGGTAACATTTCAAGAGAATCTTTTTCTAATGTAATTTCTTTTTTATGATTATATCGATTATAACCAATAATAGTTTCACCTGTTTTAAGATATGCCTTTAGGTCAAAACATGCTGATTTTTCTGTTGCTAAAGATGGTATTTCAATATCATCATGTAGACAAAAAATGCCTAAACTTTGTTGTATTTTAATTGTATCCACTGTACTCCAATAATCTATAGAATCACCCATTAAGACTTTTTGCCTATATTATATTTTGGCGTTAAAGTCCATTCTTCCTTTTCTGAAAAAGATAATATTTTTAATTGATTGAGAGGTAGGGTCGGCTCTTCTGTCTTTGATGGATTTACTAATCCAACAAGGTCCCACTCCGCTAAAAGATTTGCTATTGTGTTTCTTCTTGCAATATCTGTATCTGAAAAGTTAAAAGGTTTTCCATCTAATGCAAAAAGTTCTTTAAAATGAACAATGTAATATTTTTGTTGCTTGTGTAAAATATGACAAGATTGATATAATGTTTTTTCTTTTCTACTTGCTACACCTATTCTCGTTAAAGTTTCTTTCACCTTGAGAAAATCATCTTTTTCTTTCAAAGAAACTTCAACCATTTGACTGATATCATAAGACATCATGCTCCTTTCAATTCACCTTTATCAAGTATCTTTCTAATATGTTCTAATTGTTCTTTAGAATGTAACGGCAGTGCTTCTTTTGCTCGGTGGATGTTGAAACTGTAGTATTCCATAAGCATAGTCAATAATTCATTTTCATCGGCTTTATGCCATTTTGAGAATCGTTTCTTCTGCCTGATATTATTTAGTAAATACTCAAATTGAAGTTTGTTCTCTATATTAGGACGAATATTCATTTCATTGGCATCAAATACCGTATCCATAAAATAAGAAAGACCTCGATTCACTATGAAAGGTTTATATTGTTTTTCAACCTGACGGTCGATATCATCGGCCATCAGGTTCTTTTTTCCGTGATTTATTTCATTGATAAAATCAAAAGGTGTCATAACATATTTCTAGTATCTGGCTTTATTATGCCATTCATCATTTCTTGTTGTTGTATCATCGCCTGTTTTTCAGAACAATTAAACGTTATGTTATATGCTATTCTAGCATTTTCAGGCGATAACTGTCCTGCACTCACACCAAAAGTTTTTTCAAAATATTCTATTTCAAATCTTTTTTCATATTCTTCAATACTGCATCTAACCATTAAATGCAAATGCTTCGGTAAGAATCTTTTTCTAACATGAGGAAGTTGAGACAATTGAGCGAACAACATTGATGTCCAAAACTCTTTTCTTACGGGGTCCCACTTTCTCGTTTCAACCTGTTCAATCGAAGCATTATCTTTTGGTGTATCAATTTTCGCATAATTTTGTGTACATCCATAACCAATACTTATCATCAAAACCATAGCCAGTATTGATTTTTTAGACATTTTTATCCTAATTAAATTGACATTCTACCATTACTTCTACAAGACAAGCTACAAGATTAAGTTCTTGGTCGGCCGCAAATGCAGATTTATATTGATAGTCTGCCAAGATTAAAATTAATTGAGGAATAGAAGATGGTTGGACATACTCGGATGCTACATCGTATATTCTACGAAAAACCTTTTGTGGGTCGTTGTCAATATTGTCAGCAACCCATTTACGTACACTATTAAACTGCTTTTCTTTCATAGCAAGCATCAAATCTTTAAGATTTACTTCTGATACTTGTGAAAGTATGCCTGAATCTATTTTACCAAATGAAGAATATTTTTGTAGTTCATTTATCACTCTCCTGTTATCAGGAAAGTGTTTCATGATTACTTCTGCAACTACCTTTTTATCGTACTCTATCTGTTCCTTGTCTAATATATATCCAATTCGTTTCATAAAATGACCCGCCATTTGTTGCTTGTCATCATTATGTAACTTAAATTCCACAACCTGACATCTAGAATGCAATGGCGAAATAATTCGATTTGCATAATTACATGTAAGAATAAAAGTACAATGCTTTTCGAACTCTTCAATAAAAGCTCTAAGAGCAGGTTGTGTAGATTGTGGATTTAGATAATCGGCTTCATCAAGTATTACGACTTTGCTACCGCCATCAAAACTCATAGTAGAAGCATAGTTACGAA